TCCTATAAAAATGATTTTGTTAGTATTTACACTAATCCTGATCTTGATAATGTACGCAATGTAATTAAAGAGCGTGAGGCAAATGATTTAAAGCATTTGCTTGTAAAGGAAGAAGTTATTGAGTGAGGCCACAGTCAGCAAAACAGAAGGGGAGAAAGCTCCAGCAATTAGTTAGAGACCTGATCCTAGATACATTTCCGTCCTTGGGAAAGGACGACGTTAGAAGTACAAGCATGGGCAACTCGGGAGAGGATGTTCAGCTTAGTCCAGCAGCAAGGAAGCTGGTTCCATATCAGATAGAATGTAAATCCAAGGCGACTAGCTACATTCACACTGTATATGAGCAAGCCAAGGCTCATGGGGAACATGAGCCGCTGGTGATTATCAAGAAGAACCGTGGTGATGTACTTGCCGTGGTATCTTTAGAACATTATATGAGGTTATTAAAACAATTAAATGCAAGTAGTTAATGTACCAATTTTCAATACTGATGGCTCTGTTAAATGCGAGTTATCTCTTTCTGGAGACGAACTTAAAGAAGTCCTGCAGTTTGGCCTAAACATGGCTGTAGCATCTGGTGTAGCACAGCATATTGGCCTAATGCTTGACGGGGACGAAGACGAGGAGTTTAGCGATTAAACATTTAGTAATTCCTGACACCCAAATCAGACCAGAAGATGATCTGGAGTTCTTGCGACGTATAGGAAACTATATTGTCACTAAGAAACCAGATAAGGTTATTTGTTTAGGGGATTGGGCAGATATGCCCAGTCTCTCTTCATATGACGTTGGTAAGAAGTCATTTGAAGGTAGACGATACCGGGCTGATATAGAAGTTGCTGTAGAGGCTCAGAAGGTCTTATGGGGTCCACTAAACGAATACAATGCTAAAGCTCGGAAGAACAAAGAAAAGCAATACCATCCACATAAGGTAATGTTATATGGAAACCATGAAAACCGTATCACTAGAGCTGTCGAGAATGATGCGAAGCTGGAGGGTGTCTTATCTCTGGATAATCTTGAGTATGAAGCACATGGTTGGGAAACATATCCCTTCTTGGAAGTGGTTGTTATTGATGGAATCGCTTATTCCCATTACTTTACTACTGGTCTTCTTGGGCGTCCCTGTACTACTGCACAGGTGCAACTAGTAAAGAAACACATGTCCTGTGTATCTGGACACCAACAAGGTCTTCAGATAGCCACTGGTTATAGAGCTGATGGAAAGAGACTGACTTCAATCATCGCTGGTAGTTGTTACGAACATGATGAAGATTATCTCGGTCCACAAGGAAATAGACACTGGAGAGGAATCATGATGCTGCATGACATCAATGATGGGGAATTTGATCCTATGTTTGTATCTCTCAAGTTTCTAAAGGAAAAGTACAATTGATTAGTGAAGTTGATATCAGAGATTTTAAGGAAATTGATCCGACAGGACGATCACCACATGAGCCGGGGGCAAAGCTGGATGCTGGAAAGAGTCCTGTGTTTCGTGGTTTGTTTGATTATTTCCCTCGCGCTTGTCTTGCGGTAGCACAAATCTCAGAGATGGGAGCAAAGAAGTATGCTTGGAAAGGATGGGAGTCTGTACCAGATGGGCCAAGTCGCTATGGCGACGCTCTTGGTCGGCATATACTTTATGAGAATCTTGAAGGTCTGTATGATCTGCAAAGTGGACACCTGCATCCAGCGCATGCGGCGTGGAATGCACTAGCAAGACTTGAATTGATCCTAAAAGACTTGGAGAAGAACTGATGCCTTATATTCAGTATGTTCGTAGAGAACGCATGGATGCTGGAGAGCATCCACTAGATGCTGGTGAATTGAATTACAAATTAACCACCACAATTCTAGACTATCTACAGTTTCACGGTCAAAAGTACCAAACAATTAATGATATTATTGGTGCTCTAGAAGGCGCTAAATTAGAATTCTATAGGCGTTTTGTGGCGAATTATGAGAATGAAAAGATTGACACAAATGGAGATGTATATTGAGTTACGATAACTTTACAGCAGAATTAGCTAGATACCCAAAAGAACAAAAGAACCCTCAGATTATTGAGGCTATGTATTGTGCATTAGGTCTGGTAGGAGAAGCAGGAGAAGCTAGTGAGAAGATTAAAAAGTGGCACCGCGATAATTTCATTGATCCGAAAGCTGTGGCACTTGAGTTGGGCGATGTTTTATACTATCTTACTCGCCTTGCTAATACTTTGGGTTACACTCTTTCCGAAGTCGAAAGAATGAACGTGGAGAAACTAACTGCTCGTAGAGCTGCTAATACCCTTCATGGTTCAGGAGATAACCGATGAATTTTAGTTATTTAGCTTCACCATACTCAGCGAAGACGCCTCAACAACGAGAGGCTAGATTCAAGGAAGTATGTCGAAAAGCTGCTGAATTAATGTTAAACGGAGAACTGATTTTCTGTCCAATTGCCCATAGCCATCCTATAGAAGTGGAAGGTATGTCGGAAGTAAAAGATGGAGAGTTTTGGTTAAAACAGGACTTTGCTGTATTACAGCATGCAAAGAAACTGCTAGTGTACAAGATGGATGGATGGGATAAGAGTCATGGTATTGCGGCTGAGATTAAGTTTGCACAGGAACTCAGCATCCCTGTGGAATACTTAGAGCCAGATGATAAACAAGGAACTATTAGAAAAGCTGCGTAATACCGAGGAAACACTTCTTTTGGAGTTACTTGGTATTACTTCTGATGAGCTTGTAGACGCTTTCCTAGATAAGATTGAGGACAGACTTGACTATTTGTATCAGCAATACGAAGAAGAAGACACCGACAGATAATTTCAAAGAGCGGGATTCCAAAGAGAAGCACGGAACCAAACGGTATATCCGTCGTATTATTCAGGATAAAGAAGCAGATGAAGAGATCAACGATTTCAAGCAGAATGACAGACAGCCCTTTAAGAGAGTATATTGATGCTTCAGTGGCGACACTTAATTACGATATTAATAGTATTGTGGATACTGCTATACTTCTAAAGAATGATTTGAAACTCACTAAAGAAGAAGTATCTGAAGTATCTTGGGCTATTGTGGAATATCAGAACTCAGCACTATTATTTAGAGAAAAATTAATGGCGTTACAAAACGCCGTTGGAGAAGCAGTGGAGAAACATAACAAGAATGACAGATAAAACAGAATTTCGTACTCAATTTGGTTCTAATATCTTTCGTTTCAAGTATGCAAACGGGCCAGGAGATACTTGGAGTAAATTATGTGAACGTTTAGTAGATGATGTGTGTGGAACATGCCAAGGAACAGCTTCTCCATTGATGAGTAAGGATGATAGAGATCAACTTACTCAATATATGAGAACTTTTAAATTCGTAGCTGGTGGACGGTATCTCTACTACGCCGGGAGACCTTACAAAGCATACAATAACTGTTTTGGCGGGGAAACCAAAGTTTTAACAGACAAGGGCTGGCGTCAAATTAACCAACTTGGAGTAGCTAATGTAGTTTCTCCTATTGATGGAAAATTTTACCAAGCAGAATTTAAATCCCATGGAAAGCAAAAACTAAATAAAATTACTTTTGCCACTGTACTTGGGCATCAACGGCACACCTGGACTGTTAGGGCTACAAGACAACATCATTGGGCATTAATTGATGGAACAGACACTTATGATTTAAGAGTAGGTGATGTGGTTCCAGCAAATGAGTATGCTATCGCATTTCCATCCAAACCAAATCGTATTGGGTTTGCTCATGGATTTGTTTATGGTGATGGAAATGCAAATGGTCAATTACGGTTATGTTCAAATAAAGATAAGAAATATCTTGACGAATTATCTGAGATTGGCACTGTTACATATCCACCATCAGCTCATGGTGATCCAGTTATTTATTTTAAACAAGATGTAGATTGGAAACAACTTCCTAAAAATACAGAAGATCCAGAATACATCGCCGCTTTCATTACTGGATGGCTTGCTGCTGATGGATCAGAAACCAAGGGAAATAAACTTTGTTGTGTAAATAAAGAAGCAGTAGAGTGGTTTCGAGAATATGCAGCTTATGCTGGTATTGTAATTACAGGCGAACTTCGTTCCCAAATTCGTAATGTTAAACTAGGTGGGTATGAGTACAAAAATCATGAGATCTTTATTCAAAATTATCAATATGGAGATGAGTTTTCAGGATTTAAAGTAATTCGTATCGAAGAGGACTCGGAGGAAGAAGTCTTTTGTCCATACGAACCAATACATAATCGTATTGTTATTACACATGGAATTGATACTTATCAATGTTACCTTCTTCGCGCCGAAGAAGACACTAGAGAAGAATGGAGTGCTGTAACATGGAGGGCAATGTCATGTTTAATGACTGGAGGCGGAATTGGCATTGATTATAGTAGGCTCAGACCTGCTGGAAAAGCACTTAGCCGAACTGGAGGAACTGCAAGCGGTCCTATCCCACTCATGTACGCTATCAATGAGATCGGACGGAACGTTATGCAAGGTGGATCCAGACGTTCTGCGATCTATGCAAGTCTTAATTGGAAGCATGAAGATATCTATACGTTCCTTAAAGCAAAAAACTGGGATGAACAAGAAGTCGTCGAAGGCTGGACGAACGGAGCTATAAAACAGAAGAACTTTAATTTCCCTGCCCCACTGGATATGACTAATATCTCAGTGAACTATGATGATGCTGCTTTGCTACCATATTCTTTTACGGGTAGAGACAATGACAAAATCTTTGAACATGGACTATCGAAGAACCCTATCTTCCTAGAGAATTGCAGACAAGCATTAATGACAGGAGAACCGGGATTCAGTTTTAACTTTGGATTAAAAGAGAAGGAGACACTTAGGAATGCTTGTAGTGAGGTTACTTCTGAGGATGATTCAGATGTATGTAACTTGGGGTCCATCAATCTTGGTAACATTAGTTCTCTCGACGAGTTTAAGTCTGTGGTCTCCTTGGCTAGCAAGTTTCTTGTATGTGGTACTCTACGTGCAGACCTTCCGTATGATAAGGTCTACGCTGTCAGAGAAAAGAACCGTAGACTTGGACTTGGACTCATGGGAATCCACGAATGGTTACTCCAAAGAGGATACAAATACGAGGTAACAGATGAACTACACAAATGGCTTGAAGTCTACAGAGACGTTTCTGAACTGGCTGCGAACGAGCACTGCGACAGATTTTACATCTCTCGTCCAGTCGCATACAGGGCGATTGCTCCTACGGGCTCTATTGGTATCCTTGCTGGAACAACAACTGGCATTGAGCCTCTCTTTGCAGTCGCTTATAAACGACGTTTCCTCACTGAAGGAACGAAGTGGAAATACCAGTTTGTCGTTGACGGAACAGCACAAGGACTAATTGATCAGTATGGTATTAAACCAGAATCTATTGATACAGCATTGGATTTAGCAAATGACTATGAAAGAAGAATCAGATTCCAAGCGGACATACAAGATTACGTTGACATGTCCATCAGCTCAACTATCAACCTCCCAGCTTGGGGAAGTAAAGGAAATAATGAGTCTGTGGTCAACCACTTTGCACAAATTCTTAGCACTTACGCACCCCGCTTACGAGGATTTACCTGCTATCCAGATGGAAGTAGAGGAGGTCAGCCCCTCACCAGTGTCCCCTACGAAGAAGCCCTCAAACACAAAGACGTTATCTTCGACGAGGAACCAGTAGATATCTGTATTTATACTGGTCATGGGGGTACTTGTGGCGCATAATATTTCCGAAAGAAAATCCCATTACGCTTTGTACGGTAAGAAATATTATGAAGCCAACAAAGATAAAATTAAAGAACGCAGCAAACGTAATTATGCGAAAACTAGGGAATTAAAACTAGTAAAACATCGTCATCATGTTCTTAAATCTAGATACGGAATTACAATGGAAGAATATTATCAGATGTTAGAGACACAGAATAACAAATGTGCCGTTTGTGGCAATAAAGCAACTAAAACTTTAGACGTAGATCATGATCATGAAACAGGCAGAGTTAGGGGACTATTATGTAATAACTGTAATCGTGGGATAGGTCATTTAAAGGACAATCCAGATATTTTGAGAAGAGCAATTTCTTATCTTGAAAGGACGAGTTCACCGGACACGGCGGGTCGTGTGGAGTCTAATTGGGGAAGTGATTGGGTAGATGATGGTGTTTAAGGAGATAGATGACTACAATCGCAGTTAATAAATCAAGTATAGCCTGCGATCTACAAGCTACTGGAGCATTTAAATTCAAGGTCAAGGACAAGATTTATGTGCCTACAAAAGAGGTATCTGCCTTGCTGTTTGAGACTGATAAATCTTTTGTGGGGTTTTCCGGTAAGCTGGATAAGATTGCAGAAGCCCTGTTTCACCTTCATGGTGAAGGGAAGAAGAAGTTTCCTAGGTTGGACTTAGTTGGTATTGCTCTCACAGACGACAAGAAGATCTGGAGAACTGACAACTTTGCTTATTGGTATGAGATCGGTGATCCATACCATGCTATCGGTAGCGGATGTGAGTTTGCTATGGCAGCATTAGGAGATGGTAAAGCCCCTATAGATGCAGTTAAGATTGCTGCTAAATGGGACACAGGAACTGGATTAGGATATAAGGAGTATAAATTCTAATGGAAATTGAGCTATTTCTTTTGTTTATTGGTTGTATGATAATTGGTTATGTAATAGGTCGATAAATAAGAAAGGCCCCGAAAGGGGCCTTTTCTATTAGCTCTCAAATAAAGATCGTTCTACCTTTCTCCTAGCCACAAGGCCGGGGATTTGTCTCCCATTGTCATATACCCATCTATTAAATTGGTATGCCGCAGGAACGTACTCTCTCTGATTCAGCTTCGCAAGCATCGTTGACCTATCAAAAGCGGCTGACCCAACGTTATAAACAAAAGACACCAACGCGTCGAACATATTCTGGGTTAGAGGTACTCGCACTAGTTTGTTTACCGCTGTCTGTGCTTCAGCCAAGTCTGCTGTTAGCCATACTTCAGCTTCTTTTTGGGTTGTAGTCATACCCTCTTGAACTGGCTTTCCATTGACTTTGGTGGTACCATAACCTATGGTCCAGACACCACCAGTATCTTTATAGGCTTTGTCTCTAAAGCCTTCCAGTTCTTTGAGCATCTCAATACCGTTAACGCTTATTTGCATTGCGGTCCTCCATAATCTTCTTCATTCTGGCTATGCCTTGAGCAGCAGCCAGCTTGTCTGCAGTTGTCTTAGCCCTTTCGTAAGCAGTTGTGAACTCGTTAAGAATCTGCTTCTCAATCTGCTCATTCTTGATTTCTACACCATTTAATTGTGTGTAAAGGGTCTGGATCTCCGCTGCTTTCTTGACATTACCTG